ATCGCTTCCTCTTATTACTAGAGGTCTTATAGGTGGTGCTACCATAGATCAAGTTTTATATGAAGGTGATGAAAATCTTTTTAATTTTCTTAATGAAGCAGAATTTGCTCAAGCAGAGAATTTTGCTACAGACTTAATAGACTTTTTAGCTACTAAAGAAGATGATTCTATTTTAGAAGAAAGAGCAAAACTTCTTGTAGAAGGTCTTATTTTAGGTGGGGGTCTTGCAGTTTTAGGAACTCCAAAAATTATATACGACGCTGCACAAAAAAAGTTTAATAAGCCGCCTAATAAACTTACTGGTGATGAGGAAATAGAAGTTGGTTTAGAAATATTAAATGAGGCAAAAGATAATTTTAATTACAAAAAACGTGAACCAAGTACGGGGTTTTCTGAAACTGTTGAAGGTTTAGATCAAGTTGCCAAGCAGAGTAAAAGTTTACCACAACGTATTAAACAACAGATCTTTACATCACGCGGCTACCTTACTCCTAATGCTTATAATATTTTTACAGACAGTCAATACGCACAAAGACAGCTAGTTGCTCAAGCAGAAAATATTTCTAGTAAACTTCAAAAAAGTTTAAATTCTTTAGACGATAAAGCGCTTACTAAAAAAGTAACCGAGAGTGTTCAAGAAGCTTTAACAGAAAACTGGTCTTTTAATAGTGCTAAAGTTAGTCCAGAAGCTTATATAAAATATATATCTGAAAGTTATGACTTACCCATGTCTGCTGCTGAAGCAGTTTATGATTCTAGGGTGTTAATTGATGAGCTTTCTAGGGCTATTTCTACTTCACCCGCTTCTAATAAAGTATTAAAAGAAATAATTGGGAACAATTCTGGTAGTTATTTAAGACGTTCTTATCGTTTATTTGAAGATACTGGCTATAAACCTAGTGAATCTATAAGACAAAACGCTATTGATTATCTTACAGATATTGAGATGGAAAAAGGAATTAATTATAATGAGGCTGCAGAAATTGCAGAATCAAATGTTTATAAAATTCTTTCTAAAGGAGATCCTACAGAAGAATGGTGGGCTTTTAATAGGAGGGTTAACAAAGAACTATTAAAAGGTAAAAAAGATATACCTGAGCCTATAAGAAAGCTTATGGGGGAAATAGAAGAGCCTTCTGAAAATATTGTATTAACAATTAGCAAGATGGCTAAGCTTGCAGAAGATAGTAATTTTTTTGAATCTCTAAAAAATCTAGGTGAGCGTAAATACTTTTTTAAAAATGCAATTAATAGAGATGGCATAGAGTATACTACTGAAATAAAAGGTACTAATTCTAATTTAGATGGTATGTTTACTACTCCAGAAATGTTATCAGCTATACAAAATAGAGATATTGTTGCTGAAGGATCGGGAATAGTAAATAACTTTGTAAGAAACTTTGCAGCTTTAAAAGGTAGTTCGCAAGCTTTAAAGACAGTCTATAGTCATGTTACCCACCTAAGAAACGTTGTAGGTGGTGCTCAGTTTGGTCTTGCTAATGGTGTAAATCCTTTTAAAGAAGGCAGTAAAACTTTTTCTATTTTAAAAAATCAAATAAGAAAAGGAGGCAATGAAGAACTTGAAGCTCTCTATGAAAAATACTTAAGGCTTGGTCTTGTTAACACCAGCATAAGACTTAACGAATTTAGGGCTTTGTTAGATGTCGGCTTTCAAGCTAATTCTGCTGGAAAATTAAATCGTTTACTACAAGAAAAAGTTCCTAGCTATGGAAAAAAACTTCTTAAAGTCCCCGGAGATATTTATCAAGCTACTGATGATTTTTATAAAATAAATATTTTTAATACAGAACTTAAACTTTTAAAAGAAGCTTTCCCTAAAACTGATATAGGAATTTTAGAAGAACAAGCTGCTAAAATAGTTAGGGATACTCTACCTAATTATGATCGTGTTCCTAAAGGAATAAAAGCTTTAAGATATGCTCCAGTTGGTAACTTTGTTTCTTTCCCTGCTGAAATAATGAGGACTTCTATTAACATTATTAAACAAGGATCTGCTGAGATTACTTCAGGCAACGCTGTTTTAAGAAAAAGAGGTTTAAAAAGACTTGCTGGTTTTTCAACGGCTGCAGTTGGTTGGGGATCTTTAGCTAATATGACAGCAAACTTAGCTGGTTTTACAGAAGAAGAAGCTAAAGCTATATCAACTTTATCAAAAACACCTTGGTCTTCTTCACCTAAAAATATAGCTATTTTTGATGGTCAGATATTTACCAACGATACTAAATCTATAGACACCTATAGTGTTATTAAAGAACCTTTTGAGGCTGCTTATAATGAGATTGTTAGTGGTAAGTTAAAGGGTAAAGAACTAGATGAGTATTTAGCGTCAGCAAGTTTTACTTTTGTTGATAAATTAATCTCTCCTTATATTGAAGAATCTATGATATCTAAAAGCTTAACAGATATTTTATAGCAATAGAGATTCTGAAGGCAGAACATCTGACGGCAAACAAATTATGACTTCAAGAACTAGTGAATCAGCCGTTAAGATGCTTGAAGAATTAGGTAATGCTTTAATACCGGGATCTCTTAAAAGCATATATGATCTTTTGCAGGCGGGTTTTGAAGCGCCTAATGACATAACTAATAAACCTAAAAACTTCAGGGCTGAGTTAGCTGCAAACTTAACCGGAGTTAGGTTTACTCCTTTTAATGTAGAAGATCAGTTAATGTTTGCTAAAAAAAGATATGTTGGACTTAAAGCGTCTGCTCCTATGTTTAAATTTAATTATGGTACTTCACCAGATGAGCTTAAAGAAAAGTATTACTATCGTCAGAAAGCTATCTATGAAGCCACTCAAGATTTTTATGAAAGCATACTAGCTGCTGAAACTTTAGTAGGTAGAAAAGAAACTGTAAAAATACTAGTAGATAATGGTATGAGTTTAAAAGAAATAAAAAGATTTTTTAGCAATAGGTTTAAAGGACAAGACATTAGCCTTGCATCCCTTAACAAAATATCAGAAGAAATTGACTTTGGTGGGGATGCGGCTTCTAAGAAAAAAACAATGGAAGCCCTTTTTGATCTTGAAGAAAAGTTTAGTCGCACACCAATTTTTCCTCCTTCACCCGAAAAAGGTATAGGCAGAATTAAAAAATCTAAAGGAGGAACTGTTAAAATTCCTAATGCACCTGAAGAACCTGATGAGCGTATAGATAAAATGACAGGGCTTCCCTACAACCAACAGGCGGGTACAGCTTTTACAGATGTAGAAGATAGAGAAGACCCATTACAGCGCAGAGCTTTTGTAGTTGGTGGTTTATTGGATAAGGAAGACATGTCAATGTATAGAGCAGATGGAAGTGAAAAATCCGCTCGTGGTTTTCTTGGCCCACTTACAAATAATGTTAGTGGGGGAACAATGACTGAGTTTTCTACTGATATGCAGTGGCAAGGAGAAAAAATTGAAATACCTACAATGGTTCCCACACTTTCTGATTCAGAAATAGAATACATAAGGAACATGAGAGAAGGAGAAGGTTGGAATATGTCGGAGTCTGAAATTGATAGGACAATAATAAATAAAGCTAGAAAACATGCTCGCGAAAGACTTGAACAAGGTAAAAGCCCTTTTTATCAAGATAATGAATAGACTTTTAGAAACGTTAAAGCGCCACGAAGGTCTTAAGTATCATGTATATAAAGATTCTTTAGGCTATGAAACTATAGGCGTAGGCCGTTGCATAAGAAAAAATGTAGGGTTGGGGTTATCTCATGATGAAGTAGATTACCTTTTAATGAATGATGTACAAAGATGTATTGAAGAGTTAGACGCTAACTTTGAATGGTTTAGAGAGTTAAACACCATAAGAAAAGAAGCTATGATTAACATGTGTTTTAACTTAGGCATTACGCGCCTAAAGAAATTTAAGAATGCACTAGCTGCTATGGCTGAAGAAGACTACAACTCTGCAGCCTTTCATTTTATGGATAGCCGCTGGGCTACGCAAGTTGGTTTAAGAGCTTTAGAAGTAACTCAAATGATAGCGACGGGAGAATTAAATGAAAGACCCTAGACTAGAAAGAGCAGGAGTATCTGGTTTTAACAAGCCCAAGAGAACTCCTAAGCATCCTAAAAAATCTCATGTTGTTGTTGCTAAAGAAGGTAACAAAATAAAAACAATTCGCTTTGGCGAACAAGGGGCATCAACAGCAGGCGCTCCTAAAGCTGGAGAGTCTGACAAGATGAAAAAGAAGAGGGCTAGTTTTAAAGCAAGACATGCTAAAAATATAGCTAAAGGAAAAATGAGTGCTGCTTATTGGGCAGATAAGGTTAAGTGGTGAGTAAGTCTAAAGTAAACGAAGCAGGTAACTATACAAAACCTACAATGAGAAAGAACCTATTTAATAAAATTAAAGCAGGCTCTAAAGGTGGTAAGCCGGGACAATGGTCAGCCCGTAAAGCACAAATGTTAGCTAAAGAATATAAAGCAAAAGGAGGTGGTTATAAATAATGTTAAAAAAACCACAGAAATCTTTAAAGAAATGGACAAAACAAAAGTGGACTACTAAGAGCGGTAAACCTTCTGCAGAAACAGGTGAGCGATACTTACCTAAGAAAGCAATTAAGTCTTTATCAGCATCAGAATACGCAGCAACCACTAAAAAGAAAAAGAAAGATACCGCAGCAGGTAAGCAACACTCTTCTCAGCCTAAAAAAATTGCTAAGAAAACTGCAAAGTACAGGAAGGATTAAGGAATATTTATATCTGCTTCGCATTTGATCCACTCAATATCTTTCTTGTTAGCCTCAATAGCGGCATTAAGCTTTATCAGTTCTTGATCTAACTCTTTTTGCCGCACAATTGCTTTAACATAAATAGCATTTAAAAACTCTTTAGAAATAACAACTTTCATATTACACCTTTGTGTTAAGAGCGTTTAACTCTTCCTCTATTTTTTCATGTAGACCAGAGAAGGCGAGCATTGACTGCTCTAAAACCTTCTTCATAATCTGCTGATCTTCTACGCTTTTAAAAACTTTAAGGATATCTTCTTCAGATATTTTATTTAGTTCTGTAACTAAATTACCTGTGTTCTCAAAGAATATCCTAAAGCCTACAACATTACCTTCTTTCATTATATTTCACAAGCCCCAGCTACACATGCTAACTCTTGACTAGAGACTGTATTATCTACCTCTTCGTTAAAGTTAGTAAAGTTTACATCGGGCATACCGGCCTTAAGATTTTTATACTCTTCAGCAGTAATTTCTTCGTAAGGCGCTTGCTGATAAACGTGGTCAGAAGATGGTAGAAAAGAAACACCTGATATTTCATTAAAGTTATTCCACACCCAGTTACCTATTTCAACATACTCACTATCTTTATAATTAATAGTAACGCTAGGCTTATGTTCACACCAATGGTCTTGATAGATCTTCCAAAGCTTAAGATGCTCTAAGGCAGACATAGTAAAAGACTTGCTAGGTGCTTTTTGAGGAAAGCTAAAAACAACTGCTGAAGGATTAAATAAATCATCTTCATTAGGAACACCAGCTTCAATCATAAACTGAGTAAGAGGATCTTTCTTATCTCCTCTAACCCTACGCAGATAATAAGGGGCATGTCGGGCATGTATCCCCGAAGCTGAATTTACCAATTGGCTTACCGTCCCTGATGGCTTGACACAAGTTACCGCAGCGCTCTGCGTAATTGCAAGATGATCGGCTACCTTCTTGTTCTCCTGAACGGCTGCTGTCTTTAACTCCTCCAGTAACAGAGGTAGATTCTTGTCTGTTATCTTCCTCATATTCGGGTGATCTAAAATCCCTGTCAAACTTACTCCTAAAAGACGCTCTTCCTTTGTATTTACTTCCCATACTTTCCTCAAATATCTAAAATCAATTAATGTACTTTGCAGTGTCCCTAGAAAAGAAGCAATCTTTGCTTTGCGTAGGAGATCTTCTGTAGTATCTGTTGCTCTAACTACTACCTCAGTTAAATTACAGAACTGGTTAGGCCGTAAAATAATTTCACTGCAAGGATTAGTACCCCATTCATAACCTAATTCTCTACGCTCATTCTTAGCTGCTTGAAAGTCTGCTGCTTGCCTATTAAAAATTCCACGCTCTCCGCTCTTAGATCTATAAAGAGCTAACCACTCCTCCATAAATATTTCTACGTCGGGCCTTTCCGTATAAGAAACAGAGTTATTTGCTAAAGCACGATGAGGGGCTGACTCCCAAAACTGGCCGTCTTTAGCATGACGCATACGTTGGTCAGTTAAATTACTTAAACAAATAAGTGCTGCTCTTCTAACCCCACCGACAACAACCACATCTGCTATCTTACAAACAAGATCATGGACTTCAAGACTATTAAGCTTTCGACCTGCTGCGCCTTTAAAAATATCTACAGTAAAACGAAATAAATCTTCAAGGGGTGCAGGCCCGGAGGCTCTACCTCCAAATGTTTTTAATCTTGCTCCTGCTTGTCGTATCCTAGACATGTCCCAGTTAGGTAACTTACCTGCATACAATAAAGAAACTAGCTCCCTAAAAGCTGAAGCCCACCCAATCTTACTGTCGCTAACAACAATAACTGTGTCTGATGGGTGAAAGCTTTCAGCTACATCTGGTAACTTGTTAGTGTATTGTCTTTCAACTGAGTAACCTACCCCTGTACCACACATTAAAATATAAAGTGTCTCATCAAAAGCACGTATGTGATCAATAGGAAGATAGCTACAGTTGTAACCAGCTACATTATCTCTATCTAAGGCTGCTCCTGCTGTCATCATGCAACGCATAGAAGGCATAACCTCCATGTTAACAATTGCTTCACGGGCTTCTGAAAGCTTAGAAAGTATTTCATTGTCGCCAGAATGTCTTTCTTTAAAGAAATTAATATATCTATCTGCCGTTTCTTCAAAGGTTTCTCTTCTTCCTTTATCATCTAAATATCTAGCGTAACGGCTTAGCGCTATATATTGTTGGTAGTTATCCATTATCTTCTCCGGTTAAAGCTTCCCAACTAATAGGAAACAAAGGTTTTATAATTGAAGCACTCTTATTAGCGAGAACACTAATTTCTTTTTGTGCTGTTTTTTCTGCTCTTAAACTATAGAAACGTGCCCAAGCAGATAAAGATCCTGACACATAATAACTAGTAAACATACTTTGCGGTAGTAGCATCCTTGCTTGTTCAGGTGCTACACCATAGTCTAAAAAAGTAGTATACATTTTACGACATAAAGAATAATAATTTATTACTTCTTTATTTAAAGTCTGTTGCTGATAAGTATTCAAGTCTTCTCCACTCCCTTGTTTAATACTTTTATCAGGACGTTTACGCCAAGCTTCAGGTAAATAAAGGTTAGGTGGTTTATCAACGTACCGCCTAGAGACTTCATTATAAGAGAATCCTACAGTATGTTTGAACCTTTGTCTAGCAATAAAGATGGGAACCTCTTCTCTTATTGTAACAAAGCAATGGCTAAAAGGTGTCCAGTGTTTATGCTTAGCTAAGTAAGCTATAAGCTTTTCATCTTTCTGGTTAATTACTTGAGACTCTAAATCAAAACTGACTCTAGCGCTGTTAACAACAGTCAAGTCACTTCCCATATGATCAATATATTTCGATATCATTAAACTCCCTTAAGGTTGGTTTCTTCTGACGAGGCTTATTACTTTTCTTTTTCTTTTCTTTTTTCTTTCTGTTAAACCTTTCAGTTCTCTCTAGTTTCCTATCTATCATAACACCTCTTCTTTATATTTAACATCAACCCAAGAGTCAGGTATTGTTTCTTCACTAAACCATCTAAAGCCATTAGATGTTGCCCACTCTCCATGGGATCTTTTAGTTCCATCTTTTCTTCTTTTTGATCCGGGCATAGGGGCTGAAGGATTTGCAAAAAGAAAAACTAATTCGTAATTTTCAGGGAGGGCTTTAGCAATCCAAACATACTTAGAGTATTCTTGGAAGTCCCAAAAGCGACCTTTAGATTCTAATAATATTGTTTTAGATTTTATTTCTTTTATAAAGTCTGGATGATAAGTATGCGGTATCTTATAAGATATAGTTTCTGTATGGAAACTCCAGTCAGAAAGAAGTCCGCTATGTAAAACATACTCCCATATAGAATCATAACCCGGAACTATGTCTTTAGATTTTGGTCTTTCTTTCCTTGGTTTACGTGAGCCATTTTTTATCAAAGGCTTTTTCATTTAATATCACTTAGTACATAAGAACTTATATCTTTAGAAGGGTTATCAGCTACAAGACGCTTAAGTTTTTTTTTAACATACTTAGGCGTAAAGTAATTTAAGGACATTTTTCTATCGACATAAACATAATCATCTTTGGGTAAGTAAGAAGTATAATTATCTTCTGTTACTTCTAACCTCTGCTCAGGCTCTAACAAACTATAGAGCCATTCAAGAAGAAGCTCTTGTGTTTTCCTATTAATCTTTTTTAATTTTTTACTGTTCATAAATAAGTTCCTCTACACTAGGAGGGTCTTTAACCTCTGTTAAATAAACATTTCTGTTTGAGTATTTAAATATTCTTAAACCTTTTCCATCGTTAGAGTCTTTAAAACAATCAAACTTATAGGGACACCACACACATCCTTTAGCAATACGCATGTTACCTTTCTTTCCTTCAGGTACTGGAGTATAGCACAGATCAGGAGCTTCAGCACCTTCAACAGATTTAATCTTATCATCTATATAGTATTCCATATTAGGTTTAGAAAGATCTTCTGGTTGATGTAAACATAACTCTCCGCTTTCTTTGTTTATAACTAAGAAGCCTCCATTGTTTGTTCCCTCTGCTTTTTCATAAGAAGCTAATTGGGGTAGATAACCAAAGGGATCATCTTCACTTAGAGTACCTTTAGCAAACTTAGCAAACGAAAAGTTAGATGCTGTTTTAACATCAACAACTTCTCCATCTATTTTACAATCCATGTGTCCTTTAAGAGAACCAACAGAAACTTCTTTCTGCTCATCAGTAACTTTATGTCCTGACATACGCACTAACATAAGAGCTATCTCTTCTAGTATGTGTCCGTAAAGAAACTTTATTTGTGTAGAAGCTGAAGGAATATTGGAAGAAGACTCATCTCTTTTCTCATACCACAACTGCCTTGCTGGTTTACCTATGTTAGACATTCGCATAGTAAAGTTTTTATTTCTTTCAGAAGGCTGCGACCAAGAAAGAATAGCTTCTCTTAAACCATTTAAAGTTTTATCTAATTCTTCAGGTTTGATATCTAAAGGTTTTCCTTCAGACAAACCATAAAGCTTAGAATATATATCATCTATTAAAGTATTAAGATTCATTGTTATTTAGTTTTTCCTTCGTAAAATCAACTGCTATCTTCATAGTTTCTAAGCTACAATTATACCACTCTTTATTGTTAGCTATGCCTTGCGACTTTAATATATCAGTACATTCTCTTTCTGCTTTAAACCTATAAGGAAATAAAAGCTTATAGTCACAAGTAATATCATCAAAAGGAGATC